CAAACTTTAAAGATAACAACAATTGGGAGGACGAATAATTATGAATCTATCTGCTCAAGAATATTTAGCGAAGCTATTAGCTAAGGAGAACTTATCTGTTCAACACGGTAACTATTCTACAGCTAGCTTCGATGTTGTGAATAGAGTACTTCGTCTTCCTCTTTGGAAAGATAAAGGTAAAGATGTGTATGATCTTCTTGTTGGACATGAAGTTGGTCATGCACTTTATACTCCTGCTGACGGATGGCACGACTCTGAAAAGAAGATCGGTAAAATCCCACGTGCTTATCTCAACATCGTTGAGGATATCCGCATCGAACGTATGATCCAAGACACATATCCTGGCATAGTTCGTAGATTCAAGAATGGTTATAAAGTTCTATTTGATACTGATCTCTTTGGTACTAACGAGAGAGACATCAATAAAGCTGGACTTATGGACAGACTAAACGTTTCTTCAAAAGGTCGTGGCTATGTTCCTGTTGAATTCTCTGATGAGGAATCTCCATTAGTTAAAGAAGCTATGGAAGTTAAAACATGGGATGACGTTGTCGCTGTTTGTAAAAAATTATATGACTTCATCGAAGATCAAAAAGATGAGAAAGAAGAAGAAGATGAAATCGAAATGGGTATGCCAAGTTCTGAAGAGGGTGAATCTCCTGAGAACGAAGGTGAAACTCCTATCTCTGGTGATGAGGAAAGCGATGACTCTGGTGAAGGTGATGGTGAATCTGATGGTGAAGATAAATCTGACGAAGAGCCTATTAGTGCTGAAGCTGCAGATGATGAAGCTCCTGAAGGTCATGAGACTTGGACTGAAGATACTCAAAGAGAACGTGAAGATGATCTTCTTGAAAAATCTCCTGAGAAGCAATTTGAGAGAAGTGGTCAGCCAGAATACTCAAGCGGCATGAGCGATGAGAATATCGAAAATATTCTTTACTCTTATGACTATGTTAAATCATTACGTGAAGAGTATATTATAGATCTAGGTTCAGAGACTGAAGCTGCTTATAATCATGAAGCTTGTAGAGACGATTTCAATGAGACTAAAATGACTTATAAGACTCAAGCAAATCTTATGGCAAAAGACTTCGAACGTAAGAAAGCTGCGTTTGAATATTCTCGTGCTAGGACTGCAAAGTCTGGTAAACTTGATCCTTTAAAATTGCATTCATACAAAACTTCAGAAGATATCTTCTTGACTACTACTCAGTTGGCACAAGCAAAGTCACACGGAATTGTAATGTTCCTTGACCTTTCTGGTTCAATGTGTGAGATCATCGAAGATGTTACTGCGCAAGCAATCACTATTGCTATGTTCTGTCGTCAAGTGAATATTCCTTTCGAGGCATATTCATTTACTTCTACTGCATATTGGAGAGAACGTGGTAAGGGTATTCGTGCTGCTGAAGCTGGAGCTGGTGAGTTAGAATGTGATGGTACTAAAGTTGTTGAGATGTTCTCTTCAAAGATGAATAAAAAAACTTTTGATGAAGCTGCTTTTATTTCATTTGCTATTGCTAAGGCACATAGCTACAACAACAAACATACTGCTTACCATATATCTGGTCACTATCTTCATGCTATTGACGGTATGGGTTCAACTCCTCTTATTCAGACTGCAATGCTTGCATCTAAAATCACTAAGGCATTTACACGTAAACATGCAATACAGAACACAAACATTATGTTCTTGACTGACGGTTATCCTGATGGCATAAGAATCCAATCAGATTCAAAGTCTGATGTTCAAACTTCACGTGAGATGATGATTAACTTTGACGGTAAATTAATACGTGGCCAGGGTGGTCGTAGTATTTATGAGGCTGTTCTTCTAAGACTTAAAGAGATAACTGGTGCAACTATCATGGGTTTCCACCTTGCGTATGATGCATCTACTTTCGGACAAGGTTATGTCAATATTGAAGACAACAGAGAGTTTCATAACGTGATCAAAGATTGGAGAAAAGTTGGTTTCGGTGCTTGGAAAAATGTTAAAGGTTACGATGACTATTTCATTATCAAGATCAATCGTTCAGCAAGGTTTGACTCTGATACTTTCGAACCTAAAAAAGCTGACACAATTAATGATCTTAAGCGTGAGTTCAAGAAGTTTGCAAAGACTAAGAAGGGTAACAAGCAATTAGTTTCACGTATCACTGATGCGGTTGCTGCTTAATTTATTTAGGGTGAGGGTATGTACTTTCACCCTTTATGTGATATAATAATACCATAATGAAAAAGGAACTATATGAAATTTAACGAACAACAAAACATCAATCAATTGCAAACTTATGTTGAGAGCACTTACTCTAAACATTATGCTGCTCCGAATGGTGTACAAAGTATGGATCTAATCTCTGCCTCTGGCTTAGGATTAGATTTCTGTCTTGGTAATGTATTGAAATACGCATCAAGATATGGTAAAAAGAATGGAGCAAACCGTGAAGATCTAATGAAGATCATGCACTATACTCTCTTGGCAATTAATGAACATGACTTAAAGGAGTCCAGTAATGAAACTTAGTAATGAAATAAAAGATGTATTGAGCAACTTCCAATCGATCAATAGTAATATTGCAATTGGTGAGGAAGGTGGATTTATTCGAACCATGTCTACTTCTAAAACACTTATGTCAAAAGCCCACATAGCTTTTGATTCTCCATATCCATTTGGCATATATGACTTAGGTGAATTCCTAGCTTGTCTTAATATGTTTGATGATCCTACTCTTGCGTTTGATGACGATAAGAAGTTTGTTAAAATTACTGATGGTGTTACATCATTCAAGTATTTCTTTTCGGACATCGACATCCTCACAGTTCCTACCAACGATATTAATCTACCTTGTGAAGATCTAAAGTTTACACTTACAGATGAAGAATTAAATAAACTCCGTAAAGCTTCTGCTACTCTTAAGACCAACTGGTTGAGTATACGTAAAAGTTCTACTGGAGGTCAGTTTATTGAGTGTGTTATTCTTGATAAACAAAACCCTACATCAAATCAATTTACAATGAACGTTGCGAATTGTGATATAAATACTAGTGCTGAGTTTGATTTTGTGTTTGACATAAACAATTTCAAATTTAAACCTGCGGCTGAATATGTCTTCGGAATAGACAAAAAACAGGTAGCATTAATAACGGCCGGCAACACAGACTATTGGGTTGCTCTAGATAAAACTACAACATTTAAGGAATAATAATGGCAGAAGATAAAGCAATGGGACAAGAAGAATTCGATAAGGTAGCAGCACAAGTTGATGCTCCAGCTCCGGAAGCCCCAACAGATGATCAGCTTAACCTAAGTGACATTCGTGCTTGTGTATCAATTATTGATATAGTAACAAAGCGCGGTGCATTTGAAGGTAGTGAGCTAGCTGATGTTGGTGCAGTTCGTAACAGAATCGATTCATTCTTGGCAAAAGCTGCAGCGGCACAAGAAGCTGCAAATCCAACTGAAGAAGCTCCAGCAACAGCTGAGTAAGTATGTACTTTTAACAAAAGCATGGTATAATAGTACCATGTTTATTATATTATGAGGTGTATGTGAAAGAATTTTTATTCGTAGAAAAGTATAGACCAAAAACAATTGAGGATTGTATTCTCCCTGAAGGACTAAAGGAAACATTTCAAAAGATAGTCGATAAGGGAGAACTCCCCAATATGATGTTTACTGGTTCTGCTGGTGTAGGTAAGACTACAGTAGCTAGAGCTTTATGCAATGAATTAGATCTTGATTATATGTTAATCAATGGATCTGAAGATGGTAACATCGATACATTACGTGGTAAGATCAAACAGTTTGCCAGTACTGTATCACTTCAAGGTGGACAGAAAGTAGTCATACTCGATGAGGCTGATTATCTTAATCCACAATCTACTCAACCTGCATTACGTGGGTTTATCGAAGAGTTCTCTTCTAATTGTAGATTTATTCTTACTTGTAATTTTAAGAATCGTATAATAGATCCTCTTCATTCAAGGTGTTCTATATATGAATTCAACTTAGGAAACAAAGCAGTGATGGCTCAGGCATTTATGACTAGGCTTCAATTCATTCTTAATTCCGAAAGCATTATATATGACGATGCAGTAATTGCAGAACTCATTATGAAATACATACCAGACTGGAGACGTGTCATCAACGAATGTCAAAGGTATGGTATGAGTGGTCATATCGATACTGGTATTCTTGTTACTCTATCTGAGACAAGTATAAACGGATTGATGCAAGACCTCAAATCTAAAAACTTTAAGAAGATGCGTAAATGGGTAACAGATAACATTGACGTAGAATCAGCAAAGATGTTTAGAATGATTTATGATAACATGTCAGACTATGTCGAGCCTTCAAGTATCCCACAGTTAGTGCTTATACTTGCAGACTATTCATATAAAGATAGCTTTGTAGCTGATCATGAATTAAACGTAGTGGCATGCATGACTGAGATCATGTCCTCAATTAAATTTAAATAGGAGATCTATGACAGAACAATTAGCAATGTATGGACAAATAATTACAACGTTGGGTGTAGTTATGATATTATGGCAGCTAGAAAAAGCTGGCCGATTATTACAAATGATGAGTAAATTCTTAGCGGAGGCAGTAGAAGAACATGACAAAAATTAATATTACAGGAACAACATTGTATGAAGATCTTAAAGAATTCTTGCATACCGAGGTTATTGAAGTAGCCTTCACCAAAAAGAATGGTGATGATCGTGTAATGAAATGCACACTCATGGCTAAAGAGATCCCTACTGAAATGGCACCAAAGAATAT